GTAGGCCAATTTACCCGCTCGCGTCCAAGACGGGACTGACGGCGTGGGAGGACTATCTGCCGGTCAAGCAAGAGTCCGCCGGTCGCGCCAACTCGACCGACGCCACCGGCTTCTTCGTAGCGTCGTCCATTCTGTCCTCGGTAGCGGCCGGCGTGGTCCTCACGGATCGTGACGGACTCGCGGCCGCACAGCTCATCGACATCGCCGCCTCTGCCAACGGCCTCGCACTGGCACAGACCCGCACCGCCACCGTCGCCTTGACATTGGAAGCGGTGGCCTCGGCCCTGCTCCCTCCGCGTAAGATCACCCTGACCTCCTCGACCAACGAGAGTGCCACGAACTTTGTGATCGTGGGCGTTGACGAGAACGGAGCCGCCGGGGGGGAGACCCTCGCTGGCCCCAACGCCAACACCGTCACCTCGGTCGGGGTCTACTCCAGCGTCACCACCATCACGCCGAGCGCCACCGACGCGGTGGACACGGTCTCCGCCGGGTGGGCCGCCAACACGGTCCCCTACGCGATGACCATGAACGGGGTCTACGGCAACGGCCTCAACACGCCCTCGGACCCGTTTACGCCGTCCCTTGTGACGGTGTACTCGAGCGGTGACATCACAACGATTTCGTTCTCCATCCACGGCCTCGACGCCAACGGAGACGCCTACGTCGAGCGCGTGACCGGGGGCAACAACGCCGTGGTCGCGAGCAAGCGCCAGTTCTCCCGGGTCGACATAGTGACCCCGTCCGACGACCTGATTACGGTGCAAGTCGAGATCGGGCTCCTGAGTTCGGCAATGGTTGCGTGGACAGACTACATCCCGGTGTACGTTGAGGCTGGCTACACAATTCCGTGGAGCACGGCTGCCGGCGCAGGGTACATCCCGTATGAGGATGTGACCCCGTAAGAGGGGAGCAATGGCTGATCTGAACTTCGCCTTGCACGAAAAGCAGGCGGAAGTCCACAATTCGACCGCGCGCTTCAAGGTTGTCCCGGCTGGTCGCCAGTCCGGGAAGACCTTCTACGCGGTCATCAAGGCCATCCTCGCCACGCTGGCGGAGGAGTCCCACGCGGGCGTTCCGCTGGACACCTCCATCGAGGTCGGGTACATCTACCCGACCTTCGAGCAGGGCAAGAAGATCGTGTGGCCCCGCATGAAGCAGGCCATCGAGCCGATTGCCGACGCCTGTCAGGTTTATGAGAACACCGGTCTGATCGTGTTCCCCAACGGCCGCCGTCTGCGGCTCCTCGGGGCCGATAACGCCGACGCTCTCCGCGGCTTTACTTGGTCCATGGTCATCATGGACGAGTACAAGGACATGAACGAGACGGTGTGGACGGAGATCGTCCGCCCGGCTCTGGCGGTGGTCCGGGGCGAGGCCCTGTTCATCGGCACCCCGAAGGGGAAGAATCACTTCTTCCACCTGTACCGTTTCGCGCAGGAGCGGCAGGAGGCGGGGGATCCGGACTGGGCGGCGTTCACTTTCACGTCCTCGGACAACCCCTACATCCAGAACGACGAGATTGTGGCCATGTCTCGCGACATGAGCGCCGCCCTCGTCTCGCAGGAGATCGAGGCCAGCTTCATCGCCCAGTCCGGGGCGATGTTCAACGGCAACTCCTTCCCCATCCTGCCGACCGAGCCGCTCGATGGCGACTGGGTGGTGACTGTCGACCTCGCCGGGTTCACCCGCGCAAGTAGACAGGGAGACTACAAAAAGCGGGACGAGACCGCCATTTGCGTCGCCAAGGTCGGCTCGTGGGGATGGTGGGTCAAGGACATCATTCACGGGCGCTGGGAGATCCGGGAGACCGCTCTCCGCATCTTTTTGGCCTCGAAATCAGTCAGTTGCGCGCGGGTTGGCATCGAAAAGGGCGCTCTGTGTGCTGCAGTGACCCCGTACTTGACCGACTTGATGCGCCAGTACGGCCGATGGTTGAATATTGAGCCCCTGACGCACGGAAATCAACGTAAGTACGACCGAATCCAGTGGGCCCTGCAGGGCAGGTGCCAGAAAGGGACGATTTCCCTCAATCCGGGCCCGTGGAACAGCAAATTGATCGAGCAAGCGTGTGATTTTCCCGATCCGCGCTCTCCGGACGACATTCTCGACGCTCTGGCGTACGTGGACCAGATGGCCCGGGTCTCCTACTTCGACGAATTCGAAGGAACCGACTCTTGGAAGCCACTTGACGCCGTCGCCGGCTACTAAGGAAGCCCCACTTGGCCGACATTGACTCGAAGAACATGACCGAAGAGCAGAATGTTGCCGTTGGCGAGCGCGGCAGCGAGCTGGCGTCATGGGTTATGACCCGTGTGACGAAGTGGCGCACTGAGCGCGACCAGCGTCACCGGAGCAAGTGGGACGAGTACGCGCGCATCTGGCGCGGCGAGTGGAGTGGGTCGGACGCCGACAAGAAGGCCACCCGCTCGAAGATCGTGACCCCGGCGACCATGCAAGCGGTCGACTCAACCTGCGCCGAGATCGAAGAGGCCATATTTGGCCGCGAGCAGTGGTTCGACGTCGACGAGAACCTGCTCGAGGCAGAGGACGTCCAGCAGCGGCTGGAAATGACCAAAGCGCGCGATTTGTTGCGCGAGTTGCTGAATGAGGAACACGTCCCCTCCGCGGTCTCCACGGCGATCCTGCAGGCGGCGGTCTACGGCACCGGCATCCTGAAGGTCAACGTTTACCCGAAGATCATCCGTGGGATTGGCTCTGGTCCCGATGGGGTCCAGAAGGTTCTCCGGTCGGAAGAGGCCCGCGTCGAGGCAATCTCGGTCGAGCCCTACGCATTCGTCCCGGACCCGACCACCGAGGACCTCGAGCGCATGTTGGGCATGGCGCACGAGACCATCGTCCCCTACCACGAGGTCAAGGAGGGGATGGCCGACGGCCGGTACCGCGAAACCGAGATTTCCCGCTGGTCACCCGGTGAGAACGACCCCGGAGCCCAGAATGGCAAGCTGTACACCGTTGAGGGTGCCAGCGCCAATGTGGACGGCGTAAAGTTCACCGAGTGGCACGGAAAGGTCCCCGGGAAGTACCTCGCCAAGTACCTCGCGGACGGCGACGCAGAAATTGACGCGATGGCCGACGACGTCGATGAAGACGACGTCCTGATCGAGGCCATTGTCACCATCGCCAACGAGGCGAAGTGTATCGCCGCGAAAGCGAACCCGTTCCTGATGAAGGACCGCTCGTTCGTCGCTTTCCAGCACGACACCGTCCCCGGGTACTTCTGGGGCCGCGGCGTAGTGGAAAAGGCGTGGAACCCGCAGAAGTCGCTCGACGCGACCGTCCGGGCACGGCACGACGCGCTGGCGCTGGTGTCGAACCCGATGTTCGCCGGCGACGTCACCCGCTTGCCGCGCGGCATGAACCTGAAGGTGTGGCCGGGCAAGTTCTGGCCCACATCCGGCTCCCCGGCCGACGTCATGCAGGCGTTCTCCCTCGGGCAGATCAACCCGGACCTGTTCTCGAACTCGCAGGACATGGAGCGGATGGTCAACACGGCCACCGGCGCCATGGACCAGTCCGCCAACTACAGCGCGGACATGGGCGCCCAGAAGTCCGCGATTGTACAGTCCGCCTTCGTCAAGCGTTCCCGGCGCACGATGCAGAACATCGAGCGCCAGCTCCTGCAGCCGCTGGTCCAGAAAGCCATGTGGCGCTACGTCCAATACTCCCCGCTGTTCCCGCAGGACTACCAGTTCACGGTGAAGGGGACTTTGGGCATGATGGCGCGTGAAATTGAGCAGCAGCAGATGATCCAGCTCCTGAGCTTGGTCCCCAACGAATCGCGCCCGTTCATGGCCATGGTCAAGGGGGTGTTCGACAACACCTCCGGCCCGCACAAGGCCGAGGTCATCAAGGCCATTGACGAAATGGTCAACCCGAAGGTCTCGCCAGAGGCGGAGGCGGAGCAGCAGCGCCAGAAGGCGCTCTCCGACCGCGCGCAGGAAGCTGAGGTCGCGGAGAAAGAGGCGAAAGCCACGAAGGCCAACGCCGAGGCCAAGCGCGCCCTCGCCCTCGCCCACAAGGCGGAGGTCGAGGCCGAACTCGCCCCGGTCGAGACTCAGAACGCCCAGACCAAGCTCGCCATCGACATCCGCGAAGTCGCCGCCTTCGAGGAGCAGAACGAGGTCAGCAAGATGATGACTCATCTGCGGGCGATGGATACGGCCCTGAAGGCAATGACCGCCAACGTCAAGATGAAAGAGCTTGAGCTGAAGGGCAAGCAACTGGAACACGACGCCGCAACTGAAGAGTAGAGGGGAGACATATGGACCAGCAAACGGAGGCCGAGGCCAAGGTCTTGGTCGAACTTTTTGAGCATGCCGGATGGGGGGTGCTGACGCGACAACTCAAAGCTCGCGTAGAAGCATTCCAGTCCGGCTGCCCATTCAACATCAACGACGAGAAGCAGTTGTATTTTATGAAGGGAGCCATCCAGTCCCTGAATGAGATCGTCATGCTTCCGGAAGCGGTCATCGCCTCGTTGGAACAGGAACCTGAGCCCCCGTCGGACACCTGACGTGGACAAACTCATCCTATTCGACTTCGAGTGTGATGACTGCGGAAAGACCTTTGAGGAACTGACTGACCCTAGCTCCCCCGAGCCGGTCAAGTGTCTATCGTGCGGTCAGTTCCGCACCCGCCGACTCATCAGCACCCCGCGCTTCGACCCGAAGATGGGTATAGACTCAGCCTTCTCGACGATGGGCGATAAATGGGTGAAGAAGAGAAGGCAGCATCAGAAAATCGAAGAAGCCCGCCATCGCGAACACGGTGACTGACGGGCCGCCCACGACCTGATGACTTACGATCCACAACCGCTACGCACGGCGGATCACCAAGGGAGACTTGTAACGTGTCTACGGATTCATTGAGCACCGACACCCTTTCTTTCCCCGACGCGGGCGATGACGACAAGCTGGAGCAGGACCTCAAAGAGGCCCAAGGCCAGCCCGACACCAAACCCCAGCCGCCGGAGAAGTACAAGGGTAAGAGTATCGAAGACGTCATCGCCATGCACCAGAACGTCGAAAGCGAACTGGGACGGGCGCGGAACGAGATCGGTACAGTACGACGCCTTGCCGACGAGCTTCTTGGCATTCGCCAGAGCGCCGGCGCCGTGCGGTCGCCAACGCCTGAACCCCGCAAAAAGCTCACC